TCGGCGAGGGCCAGCGTCCCACACATCAATGCGAGGATACAGAGCACTTTCATAGTCATCTTCTTCATCTCGAATTCTCCTGATTACCGATTGTTTCCCTGGGGATCACGCGTGGTCAGTTCTTTCTCGTGAGAGCCTGCTTGGCACGCTGGCACGTCTCGTCGTGGTCGTCTCTAAATCCGCTGTTGAACGCACACCAGCACTGCTCGTCGTAATCCTCACGATAGAGATTTGGCGGCGCGCAAAGCGAACATTGAGACAACAGCGCATCTTCCAACTCTTTAATGCGTTCCCCTAAACGCTCGGCCTGCTGGGCGCTGAGGGCTTCGGCGGCTTCCTTCTCCGCAATAAACTTGTCTAGGGCCGCTTGGCTTTTAGGACTCGCATCGGCAAAAAACGCCTTGGTCCGGTTGCGTTCTTCTATTGCTTTGTCCCGCTCCTGCTCTAACTCCCGCTGTCGGCTCTCGGCGGCAGCGGCACGCTTCATAGCCTCGTCATAGAGCGCTTGTGGAACCACCCCGCTACCAGCCTTGACTTCGCACAGGTCAGCCCAATACTCGTCTCGCTGGCTCTCGGCGGCAGCGAGGGCGGCGGCAAGTTGGTTTAGCCGCGCACCCAATCGGCACTTTCGGCATGGCTGCGGACCTTCTACGCATACCATTCCGTCCACATCTTGCTTAAGCGATAGAACCAATTGCTCCAACACAGACGGCGAGGACGCAGGGGCAGGGGACTCCATTTTTGATAGGCAAAAGCGACACGTTACAAGCGCTGGAACCATCGTGATACGCTTTTGCTCCCTCACGCGCCTACGACACAACGTGAACCACGTTGGTTTCATTTTTCGCTGAGCGGTCCAAGGGGCGTCAACGGACAAGGCTTGTTTTGTGAAATGCACATTCATTTCTCTCCCCCCTGTGCTGGAGGACGGCGCGGGGGCAGGCTTCGGGTGATTGGTCATCGCTATTCTTCCAACATCACCAAGCGTGATGAAAAGCCGGGAATGACCGGGTCGATTTCCTGCCCTGTCTTTGCGTCATATTCGAGCGAGGAGTCTTCCAATAGCACCTTTCCCTTTTTCACGCCATTCACGAATTGAATGGTCGCAGTTTCAACACCGCCACCGCGCAGAATCTTCACAACCTTGTCGCCTTTTTTAAATACGCTCATTGTCCCTCCCTCCCGTCAGCCTCTAGTTCACGCTTGACAGCCCGAGCCACCGCGCGACCAAAAACGCGCAAGCTCCGACAATACGGGCAGGGGGTCGAGCTGCAATCGCCGCAAGACTCCTTCGCCAGTTCGCGGATGCGCTTGTTGATTCGGCAGTCGACGCAATCGGCCATCTTGTGCGGAGCCATCTATGTCTCCCTCCCGTCAGCGGGCGGTAGCGGCAAGGGCATCCAGTGGGTTGGTTGGTCCTGCCGTGTCGCATTTACACCCCACAGGCGTTCGCGGTCGTTCGTCCAATACGGTCTTGGCTGCTTAAGCATATCGGTCGGTTTGCCAGCGTCCACGAACAACACCGCGAGCGGGTGTTAACAACAGCACATCGGCATCTTTCGGCGCAGTCTCTATCGGTTGCCAGCCGTCTCCCTGCACCTGGGCGAGCAGCTCGCGGATGATGACCTCGCATACTTCGCACGCGTCACCGTCGCACGCTGGCGCGGCACCACCAACACGGTGGATAGCCACGTTCAGAGCGATGTGAACCTTTCGCGCCTGTTCTCTCGTGATGGGCTGATCGGAGGGCATCAAGATCTCGCTTTCTCCGCATCACCGTGATCGCCGTGCGTCCGTACCGGCCTCTCCGCGTCGGTGTGATCGCCGTGCGGCACATCTCCGTGCGGTACATCGCCGTGCGGCACGATGCCGCTGCCGGTGGCGCCTTGCCTCAACGCCGCACCAATGCTCACATTCTGACCGGAGGACCACGAGCGGAGCAACGCCGCCTCGATCGCCGGTCGCATCAACGATGACGACAACGGAGTCTTCCCTTCCCCAATCAATTCCTGTTCGAGATCCGCGAAGATCGCCATCAAGCTCGCGCAGTGCGTCGTGCGGCTTCTCCATTCACTTCCCTCGCCCGTGCCTGGGCATTCGCCTTTGCACGCGAAGAAGAACCGGCACTCCTGGCACCCGCCATGCGCCTGCGGGGTGAGGTACAGGGCGAGCTGCCGCTCGTACCCGGCGACGCTGCCCTTCACGTAGGGCACCCCATCCTTGTTCGTGCGCCCGCAATTACCCCTATTCCCTTGGCCGTCGATTCCACGCACGGCATTCGTGGTGTACGGGTCGCACGCGTGCCAGATACATTCGACGTTCTGTTCATCCTCGCCAATGAGGAGAGCGCGCATGCTGTCGAAGGGCATGGCGCGCAACCCGGCACACGACTGCACGGTGGATCGCAGCTTTCGGAGCGCGGCAATCTGTTCTTCTGGCGGGAGGACATATTGCGCGATGTCGCCGTCGACTTCAAGGAGGTGGAAATTGACGTGGCGAAGTCCTCGGTGGTACAGCTCGACGATCCACCCTGACAAGTACTTGATGACATCGGCGCCCGCGTTCACTGTCGACAGCGTGACGATCAGGCTCGCGCCGATCCCACGCGCGAGGAGCTTCAAGAACGCCTGATTCGATAAGTCTGTCGTCCGATCCGTCGCCTCGATAGTCTCCGACGCGCGCAGCCGATTCAATTCCTTCGGTCCATCGATACTGACACCAACGCTCACGCCGAACTGAACGAACAAATCGAGGTGGCGATCGGTGATCAAGCTCGCGTTGGTTTGGATAGAGATGGGTACCCCTAACCCCTTCCCCCAGGAAAACATGCGTTCGAGATCCTTTAAGGGAAGGAGGAGGGGTTCGCCGCCGAAGAGGGTAAAGCCTGTCTTCCCGCCGCGTACATCGGGAGACCCTACCCCTTCGTTCCTGAGCGCGGCGAACATCTTGTCGAAGTCGTAATTGCCTTCGATCGGGTCTTCGTTACCTGCCTCGCGCATGGCATTCTCATAGCAGTATGGGCATTTGAGATTGCACCGCTGCCCGAGGGGAAGGAGTTCGATACTCACTTCTGAACCTGGGCAGCTTGCACTACGCGTACAGCTTCGAGGATGTCGAAGGCGAGGGCGATCGTTTCCTTCGTCGAGAGATTAGGGAAACGATTCTTGAGAACTTCAGCGATCGCGAGGAGTTCGTCCCGTCCGTTTGGCATGCGGGGATCCCTGTGCAGGGACCATGCCGCACGGGTAACTACTTACGCCTTCTTCCCTTTCCCTTCCAACCACGAGAACACGACAGCCACCACCATCGCGAGCGTCCAGAACACGAGATCGGACATACCCACCTCCACCTAGGCGGGTATTATCGCGCAAACGCCGCCTGAAGGGGAGAGCGGGGCACCGGGAGGAGCGGGAGGGGTGCTTTCGCCGTTTGTTCGATGGCGGCCTTTTTCGCCATTTTCACCCGCTGTTCCTCGTCGAGACCTTCGTGCCGCGCGATCGCCGCGTCCATTGCCGTAAGGAACCCCTTATCCTTTTCCCCAAGCCGCAACAGCACCTCTTTATGTTTCCGGTAAGCTGGCGCCTCAAACGGATCGTTGCGTTTGGAGTGCTCGGCTTCGTGCGCCAGGATTCCCGCGAGCCGGTGTGGCTGCTTCTCGAACTTCTTGTACGGGTCTCCCTTGCGCTGCACCGTGATCCGCTGGCGATCGGGATTGTACTTGTTGATCTCGCCGAAGTACTGCGCCTCCACGCCCTGTTTCGTGCGCCAATCGTCCTGGGCCATCTCCACCGGCACGATCGGCCGCTCTTCCGGCAACAGGAGTTTGGCGGCGTTGTACAACTTCGCGTCGGGATATTGCGCCAATCCCGAATTCAGCATCGCTTGCGTCAGGATGTCTGCGAGATTCGCCATGATGACCCTCAAATATCAGAGTGCGTCGTGTCGCAGTGATAGCCGACGTCGGTATGCGGAACGTCCGCGTGCGGGGTGTCGGAGTGCCCGCCATCTGTGTGCGGTGTGTCCGCGTGCGGCGTGTCCGAATGCGAATCGGAGTGCGGGGTATCCGAATGCCCCGAGTCGGAATGCGCCGCATCGCTGTGCGTGTCGGCATGGGCAACGTCGACGTGCGCTACGTCGGAATGGGAATCGCCGTGCGAGGCATCGGCATGCGCCACGTCGGTGTGGGGTGTGTCGAAGTGCAGATCGATGTGCTGATCTTGGTGGATGAACCCATCCTGAAAGTCGATGTTTTCGTCGCCGTGCTGATCGTCGTGGGCGACGTCTTGATGCGCGGTGTCCTGATGGGCGCCGTCGACGTGGGCCACGTCCTCATGCGCGACATCCGAGTGCGCGACATCGCTATGGGCGTCGGCGTGCGCCGAATCACCGTGCGCGGCGTCCGCGTGTGCCACATCGTTGTGGGTATCGACGTGGGTGGTGTCCACGTGGGCCACGTCGCTGTGGCTCGCATCCGCGTGCGCGGTATCCTGATGGGCCGCATCGGTGTGCAGTTCGCTCACCGTCGCACAGCTCGTCTCCACCATGAAGGTGATCTGACCCATGACATACGTGTTATCCCCCGCGGTGGTCGTCCAACCCCCGTAGGCGCCATTGGCGTAACACTTCAAGTGGGTCAGCCCGGCCGTCGCGACGCATATGCCGATCTGAAACGTACCCGCATCGGCCACGGAGATCGGGTTTCGCGCATCGCGGGCAATGGTGCGCCCGGCGGGAACCGTGATCCTCAGTTCCCCCGGCGCGGCGCTCACGTCAGTGTTGTGAATCTCGAAATCGACGGTCATCTTGTTGCCGTCGATCTGGTAAGCGAAATAGTGTTGATCGTCCGACGTGACGGTCCATGACCCCGCGCTCGCGGTGAAATTCCCCGCCGCGAAAGGCACGTCCACCCACTGATCGGCTTTCAGGATGATGTGCCACGTCCCATCCGTCTCACGGTAGATGTCTACCGACTCGCGTGGATTCAGGTAATACATCGAACCCGCCGGGCACTGCACACGATTCGCAGCAGTGCTGCCGGTGTTCATATGAAGGATCGCGAACCGATAGATCCCTTCGTTGATGATCGTCTTACGCGACGGGGCGGAGATGTTCGTGGCGCTGAACCCGGTGATCGTCAGATTCGCCGCCGTGGGAACTAGCCGCACTACACGCGCCGCGCGAAAGTTGGCGGGCGCGTAATCGTTCTGATTCGACCCGAATTCCGCGTACGACATCACCTCGTCATGCGTGCGTGACAGCAACAGCCATCGCGCCGCCGCGGAATCCGAGACAATCGCGGTCATCGTCTTCGGCGGGAGGAAATAACGGTTCGTCGCGCCGGTGACCGAGGCCGGATTGTAGGGGAGGGCAAAGCGATTCGCGGGAGTACTGCCGGTGTGTTCGTGCTCTAAGATCAGGACTCCGGTGTCCGACGCATTCTCGATAACGAGGACGCGGCCATCGAGCACGTTGCCCAATTCATCAACTGGAATTTGGATGCCGGTGATCGTGCATTCGGCGAGCGTGGTGGAGAGACGGAGGAGGCCCGCGTCGCGCAACCGCTCATCGTTGAAATTGTGGATGGTCGCCGAGGTGAACGGCGCCGGAGTCAGGATCGTCGAGAAGCTGAGGCGACCGACTTGCAGCGTGGTCGCATGGACATGCCCGTGCCGATCGTCATCGGTGTGTTCCTTGGCCCAAGATCCAGCGATCGACGCGAGCAAGCTGTCCCACAGGGTGAGCATCCAATCGCCGACCCCGCGCAACTCCTCGCGATAAGGATTGACGAGGCGCATTAGCTCGTGCTCTCTTCCTCGAATCGCACCTTGGCGATGTACTCATCCAGAATCCACGACTGATCGAGTTGGGAGCCGGAGAAGGTTGAGGGGTCGCCGATCTCAAACTGCACCACGTTGCACTCGGAAATCCTCGCGTCGTCGATAGGCTTGAAGACGTGGGTCTCACTGCCGCCGGAGGAGGCAATGCTCTTGGTCACGGAGTTGGTGCCAAGCCCCAGGTTGCGAATCAACTTGATGCCGATCGTCGAATTGGCGACACGTGCGAACAGCAAGCCCGCCACGACACCGAACTTCTGATAGATGCCGAGATGATAGGCGCGCGAAAGGAAGTACGCGCGATACCGATGGCCCGCATCGGTGATCGCATCCACGGGGAACTTCACGAGTGGCGGGTTGAGCATGCCTATGACGGGCAAGAGGGGCAACCCGCCATCCGGATACATCACAATGTCGCCGTAGATCCCGTTGTCCATGAGCGGCGATTCGTATATCGCGAACCCACCGTACCGCGCGGTGTAGACGAGGAGCTTGTTGGGGATGTCGCTGCCATTCGCGCCGTAGGCGACCCACACTTGCCGCTTCGTCGGGTGGTACGCGATCCTCGGGCCGCGGACCGAGGCGGTACCCTTTTCCGCCGCCTCCCACGTATCGAGGACCGCCTCACCGAGTTCCTGAATGCCGTCGCGCGAGGCGCGGCACAGTCCCACCGCGGGATCGACGAAATAGACGCAGGGCGCCCATCCTTGGGCTGTCCGTGCGTGGCCGGAACACGCCGCGCGAATGATGGCGCCGCGCGAATGGCTCTCCGTGTGATGGCGATACGCATCCGTCAGAATGCCGGTACGGGTGAGCTTGTACGTCCGTTCCATTTTGAAGGCGTACACGTTGCCCGACTCACCGGCGATCATCATCGTGACGCCTCCGCCATCGAGGTTGTCGAGATCGAGCGTGTTGCCAGTCGTCGCCGGAATGCGCTCATCGTTCCCGACACCTGATGCTAGGGCGACCGGCGTCCATTGCACGCGCGCATCGCTTCCCTGGGTGAAGCGGTTGCCCGCCATCATCAAGCGATCGTCATCGACCGCGATGTGTCGGACGGCGCCAGGAGCGACGTACTCACCAATCGATTCGCTGACCGGGTTGCTGCTGTACGTCGTCCCGAGCGCAGTGGTATCGGTGTAAGTAGCGGTGCCGATGGCGACGGTCGCGATGCGATAGAAGATGGTGTTATCGAGCGAGGCTTCCACTTCCCAATGGGTCTGCCCATTCATGAACAGGGAGGTGTAATCCTCGGTTCCGCTCGGTTTGGTGATCACCGCGCCGTCATTGGCCCCGCCGGGAACAAAGGCCGTGACGGTGGTGGGTTCAGAGCGCCGCAACGTGCGCCCGCTGCCATCCTGCGCCGTGTACCGGATACGGAAGTACCGCGTGCCTGAATACGTGCCTACGCCCGCGGTACTGGCGACCGTTGGCGCGGGTGGGACGTTCGGGAAGCCCGCGTGCCGCAAGATGGTTCCATCCCACACGAGCAAGCCGTTGATGACTTGCTGCGCGGCGATGAAGAACTTGCCGTGCAGACTGGCGCCGTTGATGTCCAGTCCCGTGGAATCAAACACACCGATGTAATAGTTGACGACGGGGACGCCGGTTTGCCACGTCCCGCCTACCCGGCGATCGATACGACCGAACAGATCGACCATCCACAATTCGTCTTCCGACAAATTGATGGTCGGCGTGTGCCGCATCACCGCAAGAAAAGTGAAGCCCACGGCCGTAAAACTGGAGAGGGGCGCACCACGAAGCGTGAGCGAGCGACCGACCCATTCCTTGGAGGCGGAAAGGGTGAACCAATTGACGGTACTCGGTTTCCTTCCCTGTTCAGACGCGACCCACAGCCGCGCGTTGCCTTGCGAGAGGCTGGCGACGGGTGCGAACAACGGAGTCGTCCCGGTGGCACCCGTATCGTAGGAGAAGCCCGCGGTGACGAGGAACGTGGGATCGGTGACCGTGGTCACGCGCGGCTGCGTGTTGATCGCTGACGCCCCGGCGGCGCCGATCGTGAGGAGATCGACACGTTGATAGAACTCTGCCACTCCGGCCGCATCGCACGCCCCGGCCAGGGTGACCGCCACCGTGCCGCCTGCGAGCGAGGCGCCGGTGAGCGCCCACGTTTCCAATCGGCCTGAAGCCCCGGAGTTATCCGCCGACCGCTCCGTCAAGGCGACGCCACCATATGTGACCGCCGTCACATCGGTATTGGCCTTGGTCGAAATACGCACCACGATCGCGGTGAACGTCGTCCCGGTTCCATCGTTCGTGGTCGCGGGAACGGAGATGTTGAAGCTCGCGCCACCCGTCACCCCGCCAGTCGCCGTCTGCGCGCGGATCGGAATGACGCGATTCAACACGGAGGCATCAACCGACAGACTCGAACATCCCGCGCGCTTGCCGCCGATGGTCCCCAACATCCAATCGATGTTGCGCGCGTCGGCGACCATGTTCTCGGGGATGGCCTGCGGCTCGTCGGTGTTCTCCATCCCCCCGCGCAGATCGCGGAGGAGGAACGGTTCAGGGAGAGGGGGGCGAGATGCCATGACGCAACCTCACGCCCATCCGTACGGCCGACTGAGATGCGGACCCCACCACCAAAACTGTGTGCCCTGCTGGCGATAGAGGTAAGCCGACTTCGCCAGGAAGTAGCGGAGTTCGGACGTACGCTTTTCGGCGCGCTTTGCCATCTTCGAGGAGAGATCGGGCTTCTCCATCTTGTCGAGTTCATCCGCGAGCGCGTGATAGACGAGAATGTCGTGAAAGTCTTCAGGGAACGCCGGGACATCCCCATCGGCGCTCAATTCGGTCCCGCTCGCCAACCCGTCGACGTTGAGGACCATCACAGAAGTAGGTGTCGGCCAAATCCGGATCACCACGCCGGTCGCGGTGAATTTCTGTGTGACGAAGTATTCGGGATCGCCGACCTTGTTGAGATTCGGATCCACCTCGCGGATGTAATCCTCCGACTTTTCGAGGAGGATCTTGTTGCCCGCGGGATAGGCAATCTGGAAAATCTTGATGAAGCCCGCGGGGGTGTACGTCGGCGTACCGTTCACGGTGTTCAGTGTGCCGGTCGTCCGACGTACCCGCCCGAGGCCGACCGAGGTTTGGAGTTCGCGGTAACGCTCGTTCAGAAATTCCTTGATGCGCGTACGGGCGTCTGCACTCGTGAGGTTCAGCCGCCCCATAACGCGATCCTGTGCCTGCTTGAACGTCACCGCGCACCCCCTTATTCGTCTTCGTCGCCGTACAGGCTGTCGCCCGCGCGCTTCCTGGCGTCCTGCTGTTCACGCTCGGCGATGATTTGCTTGCACAGTTCCGAGATCGACGGCGCTTTCAACGCCATCTCCATCCGCTGTTCGAACGTCCGATTCGGATACCTGATATCGATCGAGCCGTCGTCGAACCGCGTGACTTCCCACCGCCGGTTGTTGTAGCGGCCGGGTTTCACTTCGTTCAGCAGTGTGATTTCCTCTTCCGTGTGCATCATCGGGTTCACGGGATACCCGGAGATGAACGTCGGACGGCGGAGCTTCACGCGCTCACGCTTGCCGGTGGGATTCCACGGCGTGTCGTGCTTGATCTTGTGGAAGGGCACGATCTCCGTTTCGTTCTGCTTCTGGAGGAATTGCAGGAGGGCTTGCTGCGTCGCCTGCATCCCCTGGAGCAAGAGGAGGGTGTAAGGGTCCGGAGTGGATCCTTCGGGCGCCGCCGGGATGACGGGAATGCCTGCGGCGGTCTGCGCGGCGATCGCTGCGAGACGCTTCCGCTCTTCCTCATCCTTCCGCATCTCTTCGCGCGTAGTGGTCTCGATCTCCTCTTCCACCTCGGGAGAGATGATCGACACCGCTTCCACGCTGTCATCGACGGTGACGGGCTTCTGCCCAGCGTACCGTTCCTTGGGATCTTCGCGATTCATGATGGGCCTGCTTTCGTCCGCGTTGCGCGGAAAAGGGGAGGGCAGGGAATTTGGACGCCTGCCCTCCCGAGGTGAAACGAAACCTCACGCGATCGAACGAGCTGCTTTACAGCCCTTTGACACGCGTGACTTGCGGCGACGCCGAGTTGACGAGCACCGTCACGACCGGAGCCGTGATGTCGGTGTTCGCGTACGCGGCGAGCTGACCGGCGGTGGCCGACGAGACGAGCTGCACGTTTGCAGCGACCGCGCCCGCGGTTTTGCCGGACCCGACGCCATCGACGAGTGCGAACCCGTACTCGCCTGTGGCAAACGCCGCTCCGCCTTCCGCGGCCGAGGGGTTCAATCCCACGACCGGCTGCGCGGCGGCAGACGTGGGACGCACGTCATCCCACCCGAGCGCAGATCCCTGAAAACGGAGGTAGTCGTTGAGCGCGATGGTGGCGCCCGCCTTGATGTAGCGCCATGAGTTCCCGAGGTTGTCATACGCGACAAACCCGAGTGGCACCTTCTGTGTCGTCGAACGGTCGGTGGTGTCACCCACCCCCAAACCGCCCGGTCCCCTGAGTTGAGGCATGATCGTGTTCCTTTCGTGAAAACGGGATTCCGAGTTAGATCGAGTTGGCGAACACGCCGACAACTTCAGTTCCGCTTACACGGACGGCATACAACGCTTCGCCGTCCGCCAAGTCGATCACGAGGTTGTTGGGGTGTTCAGTCGACGGGATTTGAAACCCGTTCGAGGTGGTGACATTGCTGTCACCAATGAACGTCCCACTTGTTCCGCCCCCTCGCAGCCGAACTCGCGTGCGACCAACTGCGGTATGGAGCAAAACCGCTGTCGTGCTCACGCTGACTTGAGTTGTCGTAATCATGTCCGTCACTCCATTTCAATCGGACCGTCAGTTTCTATCCAGACATGGACCGCGCCGCCGAGCATCAGTGGATCATCCGGCTTCGCGATAACCCGCGATGGGCCGAGAATATGCACACGGCGCGCAAACTGGCGCGGCTCCCCCTCTCGTGTCACCGCGATCACAGCGTCCGTCGTTTCAAACCCTGAGACATCTCGATATCTCAGGCGATCCGATAGCCGCTGCTTCCCGACGAAGATTCGATAAGGGGGAGCCATCGCCGTACTACATCTCGGTCATGACTGCCGTCCGGCTCTTGTTCCGCTGGACGTGCTGCAACATCGAGAAGATGCTGAAGCGGTAGCCCTGTCCGCTCTCCAATTCCTGCGTGTCGCCCTTGTCGCGGAATGCGCCCTGGAACACGATCAGGTTGATGGCCTTCGGCGTGTTCATGTGAATGCGCGTGCCGCCGTACTGCGAGAAGATCCACCGCGCGGACTTGAACGCCAGCGTCTTGAAGCCGCCGTCCAGATCCTTGGTACCGACCCACCGCTGAAGGGACTGCTCTTGCCCCTCGTAAGTGGCCTGGGTTTCCGCGTCGGACGTGATGAGCGACGGGTGAATCGTCGCCCCGGATCCCTTCGTCGCGGTGTTCCACGTCAGCGTGAGCTTCGACTTGATATCGGTGCCCGCCGCCGCGTACGTGGTGCTGAAATTCCTCCACCACGTGTCGGTCGCCGCGTTGATGCCCCCGACCGTGCCCTGACCGGAGTCGGGGATGAGGGTCTGGAAGCCGAAGAAGCCGTTGGTCGACACGGCGAACAACGCCTGTTCCACGATGTCATCGTGCGAATCGATCGCGTTGGACAGGAGTTGCTTGGTGAGTGCGATCTTCTGGTTGACCGTGGGATTCTTCGCCTCGTCAGCCTTTGACCACACAACCGGCACGCTGAGCTGCGCCGGATCGTAGATGGCTGCCGTGACGACTTCGGTCTTACCCATCGCCAACGGATCGAGATCGTTGGACTGGAAGCCCGCACCGGGGTTCCGGCGGTAGTCGAGCTGCGCTTCGATCTGCGGACCGCCAGGGACACGCTTCACGAAACCTTGACGCTCGTACTCCTTCATGAGCGGCGATTCGGCCCACTGGTTGTCGGCCTTCCGCTTCTTGGCGAGTACGACGTTGTACGACACCGCCGCAATCTGTGAGACAGATGGCATGGCGAAACCTACCTAACTCCGCAGCTTCGTCCTCACCGCGTGGCGCATGGCGGACATGATTTCGTCATCGCCTGCCGATACGTTCGCCTCCCGCTCTTCCGCTTTCGGTTGCGGGAAACGGTTGGTGGGGGGTTGGGCTGCTTTCCTCTTCTTGTTGATCTGCGCCAGAACCTTCTTCCGCATCGCCTCTTCGTTGACCTTGGCGCGACCTTCGAGGGCCGGGATGACGGTACCGAGGTAAGCCGCAAAGAGCGTCAGACTGCCATCCTTGAAGACGGCTTCCTTGATCTGCTCCTTGAACTCTTTGAAGTGCGGCCAGTGATCCTCGGCGTAGTTGATGGCTTTACGCTCTTCGAGGACTTGGCTGTCCCACAGTTGCCGCGCTTCGTGATCGCGCGTGATGGGACCGTACTTCTTCTCGTATTCGTCGCGAAGTTCCTGACGCACCTGATCGGCGGCGGCTTGAGCGGTCTCTTCCGCTTTCGCGATCTGCCAATCGGTGAGGGCCGCGAGACCCTTGTCGTCGTAATAGGCAACTTCTTTCCCGCTCTCGGGATCTTTGTAGACGGCGTTGGGACCGGGCTTCTCTCCGACAGCTTTCCGATCGTTGCGGGTCGCGATGGGAGCATCGCCACCTTCGCCTCGGATCTGAACGATGTCGGCGAAACGTCTGTCTTTCAGCAGAAGGCGGATGAAACCCTTCTGGTCGGTGTCCGCGAGGTTGAAGGCGTTGAAGATCGCCTTCGCCTCTCGTGAATCCGCCCATTCGAGTTCTTTGACCCGCTTGGTCGCGAGCGTCAGCTTGCCCTTCTCGGGGTGTTCGTACTCGTCACGGAGGTTCTTGAGAACTTCTTCATGCCGAGAGAAGGGGATTGGACCCTTCTTTTTGTCTTTCCCCGTGGGCTTGCTATCACTCGTTACTGCCTCGCCATCCCCTTGGTCTTTCGAATCAGTGTCGTCCTTGCTTGCCGATGCGTCGGGATCGCCGTCGTCCGCGCCTGTGTCGCCGTCGCCCGCGTCGTCCGAAGGGTCATCCCCCTCGTCCGTTGTGCCGTCGCCCTCATCGAGTGCGTCGTCAGGATCGCCGTCGTTCCCATCCCCAAGGTCGGTATCGGTTCCGGTGCCTGGATCGGGGCTGCCGTCGCCAGCGTCATCGCCGGACGTCGACAATCCTGCCTCCGTCATGGCTCCCGCGATCGCTTGGGTCAGTTCGTCTGACATGGTTCCTACTTTCGGTTTGGTGTCGCGGCCGAATCACCGCGAAGAGGCCGTTGGTATCGCGCCGTGCCTCGATGCGCGAGCTGTTAGTCAGACTGCGCGAGCATGTACTGACTGACTTCCTGCCGAATCGCGAACTCGACGTCATCCATCGGCAATGCATCAGCCGGTGGGGGGTTCGTAATCCGGTCGTATTCATCCATCGACACACCCAACCACGCCGCGGTCGCCCGGCGCCGCTCGTCGCGAATCGCGGGATCGTCGTAGTTGGTGGTGTCGGCTGCGGTCCACCGCGAGGTATGCACGGATTTGTCGGATCCTGATCGGGGATCCGTGACGTGCTCTACCGCATTGGTGAGGCCGCGTTTTTGAGCTTCCCGGCGGATCTCTGTGAACGAGTCAAAGCGACGGGGCGTACCGTCGGGATTGCAGAGACCATTCCGTATCCAAAGTCCGCCGGGAATGCTGTCGTCGCGAACGGCGCTCGATTTCCCGCCCGTCACGAGTGCGCGGCGCATCGGCTCGCCACACTCGGAGCAAAGCGGTTCGAGTTCGCACGCGATCGGCTCGAAGCAGTCGCGTTTGAGGTGCCCGTTCGCGCATGTTCTGTCGTACATCGGCATCGATTAGCTCACCGCGACGTTCGGCGCCTCCGGTTCGTTGTAGGAGTGGACCGTGAGCTTGGCGACACTCGTGCCGCCGCCCGATGCCAGGGTGGCGACGACTTCCGAATTCACGTTGGCCGGGATCTCGCAGACCACAAACCCCGGACCGGCCGCGGTGATGCTGAACACCGCGATCGTCGTGCCGCCGTCTGTGATCGTGAGTAAGCCCGTACCCGCGGCGGGGGCCTCGGAGTAGGAGTACGCGATGAGACAGATGACCGTGCGCCGCTTTGCTCCCGGTGCCGCGACCGTCACAACCGCTGCGGTCGCCGCGGCTGGCTGATGAACCTGTTTGGTCGTCGGAATGACGCGCGTGGTGACGTAATTCATGAGCGTTTCGCCTTATCTTCGCTTCTGAGATCAGACCTTACCAAAGGGATCCAAAGGGTTGAGGCGGGTTCAGGCATCGATTGAGGATTCTTTGGACTGGCGAGCAACGACCGCGACGCCGACGAGCGGGATCCCGCCTTCGTGGAAGCGAACGTCGTACTCCGCCTTCACGATCTGATACACATTCCCGCAATTGAGGCAGAGCGCGCCGCAATCAGCGCCCTTGAGCACCATCGGTACGTTCTCGGGATGGCACCTGCACGTGATGACGACGGAGACGTTGCCGGTACCGGAGTGGACGACACACGGCTCGCCGATCGCGAGAGCAGCGGCGGTATTAATGAGCGGAAGAGCCATGCGGTTGCACCTTCGGGCGATACGGGAGGATGAATGCAGCGATCGCGGTCGATTTTTCTTCGATCTCACGATCGCGGAACGTCAGGACACGATCGCGAATGTCGGCGGGGTAGCGCGCGATGTATTTTAACGACTCGACCGCCGTATCGAGGCCGATCTTCTGCATCACGAAGAATGCAATCGCTTCGGCGAGGACTTCCGCCGTTTCCACGCCGATCTTGGGTTCCAACATCGAATGGGCGATCTCATGCGCGAGCGTACTGACTTGGAAATTCGTCGAGATGTCCAAGTTGATGAAGATCACATTCCATTCACGGGAGTAGGCACCTGCCAAGCGATCATGTGTCATCCCGCCGGTACCATCGAACGACACTTCGACGCCGCGCGATTTGGCAAACGCGACGAGAGGTTCGAGCGCCCATTCGTGTGATCGGCCCTGAATGTGGCGCGGGTCACCGAGGAACAACCCCGAGGTGCGCGCCATCTCGATCCGCGCGGGGAGGAGGGCGGCCGGGTAAATGGGGCCGCATGCCGCGGTCAAGGCGAGGGTGAGTGCGAGGATTACGGCTTTCATTGGGCACTTCCTTGCGGACCGGCGGCCTGGGTCACGGTTCCCGCGGCGTCTTCGGACGTTTCATAGCGGCGATTGAGGGGCTGGACGGTCGCAGCCGGGCCGGGATGCGGCTGATTCTTCGCGTCGGCCTTCTGCCGCGCTTCGGCGGTCGGATCCTTCACCGCGCCGGGCACCGCTTCGGCGATCTGCGGCATCATCGACAAGGCATCGGTCAAGAGTGCCTTCGCCTGGGCGATGTCCTGAGCGGTGACGGGATTCGGACTTTTCTGAATCAACGCAATGACAAACGGATTGAGGGTATCGTCGCCCTTGAACGAGTAACGGATGTTCGGCGCCGGTGGCTTCTCTTCTTTCGGCGGCGCGATCCACCGCGCAGGATCCAGCCCGTACACCTCGCAGAGTTCCATGATCACCGCGCTCGGGTTGATCAGCGGATCGCGGCGCAGGAGTTTGTAGACGTTCAGGATTTCTTGCTTGCGCTGATTGATATCGACGCGGACGGCCGCATCCGGCTTGACTTCGAAGATCCAATCGCCGGGGATCTTGTCCTTGTTCCACTGTTGGAGCGTGCGTACCCCGTTATCCCCGATCACCTCAACGTAATCGGTGTAATCGGAGAAGAGCTGCATGAGGGCAAACACACCCTGGGCACACTCCACGTAAAACGACAGGTACTTCGATCGCTCGTATTCGATGCGGACGTTGCCGGAAGATTGGACGATCTTCGCTTCCGTCGCTGACTGGTCGCCAGGGGCCTCGATGCCCATCTGGTTGGCGCCCATCGACCACGTTTCATCGAGATCGGTGTTGAAGATCCGCATGAACTCGAAGTTCTCGCGCGGATAGTTGGCACGCGCCACTTCGCCGATCGCGTTGCTGCCCGGCCCGTTCATCGGGATCATGTCCTGCATGACCCCGGCGCGTAGTTGGGCGGCGATCTCCTCGTCGACCATGTTCACGTCGAACCAGCGGATCGGGAGGGAATGCTCGCGCTGCCGAATCATCTGCGAGCGCGATCGAATCATCTCCTTCACTTGCGGGCGGCCCATCTCGGAGTCGGATGGCGGGATCGCGGAATCCGAGATGTAGGTGAGGGTGCGGACCTTGATCGGGAAATCGGTCATCCCGATATAGCGACCCGACGACGGAGGAACGCCTTGTGGGGCCTGTGGGGAGGGAGGCTCACCCTCGCTCCCCTCTACCCATTCTTGCCACGCGAAATCTTCGTCGACGACAGGCTCATCGATCCCGTCGATGAAAACCATGTGGCGAAGTTTGCGCGGGTGACGCTCAGTCGCGTCGTAGAAGGCCGCGCGGTACCACAGTTCGCTGTACCGGAGGTAGCGGCCGGAGGGGAGGAGCTTGAGTTCGTGATCTTCATCCGACAGCAATTCATCGACGGTTGTCTCGCCCGCCTCTTCGGGTTCGTAGTCGTCATCCACCCACCCGCGGCGCCGCGCCTCTTCGATCGCGATGTGCCCGTCGTGCCCGAGCCAGGGAGATTTCTGCCAATTCGACCCGCGGAATTCGACCGGCCACAGGAGGCGAGCGGGCGAGACGCGCTCCAAGTCGTAGCACTCGTACAGCGTCGGCCGCACTTCTTCCGTAGGAATGAGATCGCCCGCGATCATCTGTTCCAAGTCTTCGGGCGGGATCCCGGTGACGTCGCCAACGGGTACCTTTTGCGGATCACCGAAGACCGCGGTGTAGATGACGCGCGCCGCCATGAGGCCCGCAGCGTTGATGACGTCGCCGCCGCACTCATCCATCGGGTATTCCGCGTGGATCCGTTCCCGCATCTCGAAGTTGAGAGCGGCGGAGGCCAATGGGGAGAGCGGTTGGAACTTCGGGTTGCGCGAGCGGAGCTTGAGATCGGGGAGGACCGCGAAGAGCTGCGCCTGCTTGTTCTTGGTGCGCGACCAATCCGCCGGGATGTTGACCGTATCGGTGTCGGGCGTTTCGTTGAACGGGCGGCCGGTCCGGAACGCCACGTTGTCTTGCCAGCGATCGACGAGTTCGCGGCGCAACCGGCGGCACGAGTCGATGCCGGAGCGCAAGAGTTTGGCGGTACGATTCCCGCGCTTGCCGTCGCCCTCATCCGTGGAAATGGAAGACGGGCCTTCGGTGGCGGGTTCGTCGTTGGCGGACATTTCGGCCATGATCGGATGACTTTCGCGAAATCTTCGCTATCGTTTTCGTACCGATTCTACGCCTAGGGGTAAACGGGTTTGGTGTCCCTTCGTGATTGCCGCGCGAATTGCGGGCGGGAGAGATTGGAGATTGAGGCCCGTGGGTTTCCGCGAGGGGTTCGGCCGCGACATGCAGAAGTACTTGGTGGCGTCCGCGGCGTGATCGGGTTGGTGAGAGCCGATCTTCGTCGGATCCAATTTGTCTTTGGTCAGTGTCGGAAAGGTTTTGATGGCGTACGGGCACCCTGACCACCCGTGCGACGAGGACGGGCGGAGGAATTGGAGGGCAGGGTAGGGGCGCGTGCTGAAAAATTCGGTCGTGAGCCAACTATGGACGCGCGTGAAGCCCGCCGGGTGCGAGTTGTCGCCTTCGATCATCGAAATGGCACCGTGCTTCCGCTTCGCGAAGGTTTCCGCAATCGATTCTCCGGTGCGATGGGCGAACATCGAAGGGTCGCCCACCGTGTACCGGATCTTCATCGGGCCTTTGCGGTTGTGGAGATGCGGATCGAAGCGCGACATATCGCGGATCGCGACGGAAACATCTTCCGGCTTGGTTTTGGTGAACTTGTACTCTTGGAAGCCAATCGCGGACCCGTCAGGAAGGAGCGCGAACCAAATGCACACCCCTGGTTCCTCCTCTGAATACCCCCAATCGATCGCACGGACAATTTCGATCCACGACGTGATGAGGCACGGGAGACCTTTGAAGTACGGCAACTCCTCGATGACATGCCACGGCATGATGTCTTCGCCCCATGCCTTCTTCTCGCGCCACTCTTCGTAGAATTGGCCCTCGACCGCCTGCCAATCGCCGTCGCGGTACATCTTGCGGAGGGCTTCAGTGGGGAGCGCATCGAGGCGGAGGTTGTATTCCTTCTGATCGACGTGCGGGTTGTCCGCGATCGTCGCCGGGATGAAGTGATAGTTATCCGGGTGAAAGGCCGGATCGCGTTCTGAATCGACGTCCTTGTTGATGTAGTAGTCAGGGATCCATGCGGCGCCAGGGTTGGACCCGGCGCGGGTGATCGGGATGTTGCCGGATGTCTTCGAGCTGCGGAGGCGCGAGCACAGGAACCGGAACATGAACTCGGTGAAGGTGGCGAGTTCGTCGAAATAGATGCAATCGAATTCCGAAGACAAGTACTGCTTCAGGGCTTGGTCATCTTCGACGTGCCCGAAGCGGAAGCGCGATCCCTTGGGGTAAACGACGGTGGTTTCACTCGCCCGGTACCGGCCGCCGATCATTTCGGCTTCGGTTTGCAGCTTGTCCAAATGGGTATCGCGCAGTTCGGTCATCAACCGGCGCACGAGGAGGCAGCGATACCCGGCTTGCGTCAGGCAGCGGAGGTGACCATCCATGCGGAGGGCGACCGATTTCCCGGTGCCTGCGCGTCCCCCGTACAACACGTTGCGCGACGTGGCGAAATGCAGCTCGCACTGCTTCTCAGTCGGGGTGTAGAAGGGGACCGATTGCCCGGTGTTCGGGTTGACGGTCCAAATCAGCGGCGTCTCACCGGGGATGAAGCCCGATGGGATGATCGCCGCCGGTAATTGGCTCAGGAGGGTAGGGGCGGCGACAGTCATGCGTCGAAATCGTCGAGCGCGCCGGGGGCGAGCTTGAGGGACCGGAGGAAGCGGCGATCGTTCTGCGTCACTCCGGCCAAGAAGGCTTCGGCGTGATCGAGCTTCGGATGCGAATGGAGATGGGTCTGAAGCGCGGTGACCGCCGCGATGCGATCAGTGCCGGTATAGACCCAGGAACACCGTGGGCATCGAAGGTTTGCCGACGACATGAACCACATCCCGCGCTCGCATCGCTCAGAAATCCGGATCCTCGTCGGCGAGGGGTTGCTTCTTGCGGCTCGCCGCTTGGGCCTTCACCTTCGCGAGCGCCGCTTTCGTCGCGTCGTACTCCGAGAGGCCGCGCGACTTGCCGATGCGGACGTTCTCGCCGACGACCGAAGAGGCATCACCCGAGATGAGATCCCCGAGGCGGCCCACGGCTTTACGCTGTTGGGATTCGAAGGTCTTGCGCTTCGTTTCCTCGGCGTCAGCCATGTCGCCTTCGAGGGGGAGGTTGACATCCTTGCCGGATGTCCCGAGACCCGCGGCACGCTTGGCGCGCCGGAGGCCGGAAGAGAGGATTGATTCGTCGCCCATACCTTGAAGGTACAGGGCGGGGGCAAAGGGATGAGGGGAAGGGGGTACTGTACGCGTGCCGCGTGCCTAGGGCTTGCAAGCTATCGGCGGCGTGGCCTTCCGGGTTTGGTGCCGTGATGGAGGTACCGCTTGTCTAAACCCGCGGCGCGCAGGGACCACCGCTGGATCTGAAGGCGGAGGTAGGCAGCTTCCGAGCGCGTGAGCGGGGCCTGCTCGCTTTGGTGCTGATCGAGGACATCCATCAGTTGTTCGAGGTAATGGCCTGCCGCCGCTTGGCCCTGGGTCGGCGCCGGGCCTACCCGATGCCGCCACACTGCTCGCATCGTCCAGGGTTGGGTACGCTTGCGATCGCGGAGGGCAGGATCCTCGTCGTGCTCCTCAGCCAATTCAACCGGGGTGCGGTAGGCGCGCCGAGACTCACGCTGATCGCCTGTATCGGGCGGGGGTACTGTACGCGTGCCGCGTGCCTCGTCTTGTTGCCGTTCGAGCGCGAGGCGCAGGTGTTGGAGGCGGCGCGACTGCTCGCGGAGCGGGGTGAAGCGATCGATCTCACCGTGCATGGTCGTCGGCGTCCTGTGCATGAGTTATGCCCGCCGGGCCTGTACCCTGTACTGCCAAACCCCAATTCCCATCTCTCTTTAGTACATTACTCGCTAGTTATTTGTCTGTATGTTTTGCCAGTGTGCCAGATTGCCAGATTGCATACCAGCAGTAGGGCCTAGTTGGGGCCTGTAGGGTGTCAAAAACGGGAAATGTGTCCCGAGATAGGTGCCCCTCCCACCGGGGGTGTGGGTGGTAAGCCGGGTGCCTCCCGAAGTGGCGGACACGATCGCAGGCTAGAAGGCGAGGTATGTAGGCGCGCGATTGGTCACACGGCCGTGCTCGATGGGCCGTATTGCTGCGTATCTAGCGCTGTGTCGCGTTCATGCCGTGTGACTACTCGGCAGGGTCAGAACTGACGGGAGGCAAGGCGGTAACGGTAGCGGTAGGGAGATTTGCTGAGCTGACCTGAGAACCAAGCCCTGGAAGCGCTACGCCAACCTGCACGACTACGCG